TCCATGCGAGGGTGAACGAGGTATCGCCAGCAGATTTTGCCCCCTGGGCGGTGGCGTTCCAGTCGGCATCCTCGTCGTCGAGGTAGGTGTCATCATATGATTCGGCGGTCATTTCGCCCGGCGTCAGTTCTTTAATTTTCGCCAGACGGTTCCAGTCGATATCCGAGAGTGGGTTAGCGAAAGCGTTGCCCGTTCCGGTGTAAAGCCAGAGAGTGGTACCGGCGCCCTTTACGGGTGCCAGCGGGTTTGGAGTAGACATAAGTACCTCTTAGATTGAATAGGTGATTAAGTACGTGAAATCGACTGAACCCCACGTGGCCATTTCATCATCCCGCTGATAGTCATAACCCTGCGGGGTGAACGTCTCGACCAGTTCGGTCAGACCCGGGATGAAGGCCATTGCCGGATACACTTTCTCTTCCATCCAGGAATCAAGCGCGCTGTCAGGGCTGGAGGCCTTAAGAAATACCTCAATGTGGACAACCGCCTGCCAGGTATCTTCATCAAGCGAATCGCCGGTGTACTCCGCATCAGAAAGGTAAACAGCCACAGCAGGGAGATCCTGCTCTTCAAGAAAAACAGGGCGCCCGTCAAACCAGGTGACGGTGTCGGTGATATCGGCTTTCAGTTTTGCCAGAATGGCTGCACGAATTGCGCTGTGTCTGTTCATCGCTTCAGGTGGATCCTCAGTTGGTTTTTCAGGGCTGCGGAAAGTTCTTTGGGCATATCGCTTTCAATAAGGCGCTTTGAAATAGAGGTAAATGCCACGGTGAGCGGTGTCTCAAGAGGAACTTTAACCACATCAATCGGATAACGGGCCTGACCTACGCGCCGCATGACCTGCCAGCGCCCGTTCGCAAGTTGTTGAATAAAAGCGTTACGAAAGGTATATGGCCCGATTTTAAGGACGCTGCCCGCTCCGTTTCTGGCCCCTTTTTTACGCGAGAGTCGGACACGCGCTGTGCCGAGCTTTATAGCGGGAAGATTACCGCGGTTGATTTTTATCGACGCGACTGGCCGATCGTGACGGGCCTTGCGTAGACGGGAACGCTGCCGGACAAGACGAACCGGAAGCCCCTTTTTTCGGTTATCATCAACTTTTGCTTCTTTCGCTACAGCTTTGCTCCCCTGGCTTATTGTTCTGCTGGCCACCCGGTTAAGTGCTTTTGCGGTTGCCTCAGGAACGATTAACCGGCTGAGGCTGTTCAGGTTCTGAATAGCCCTTTCCAGTCCTTTCACAGACATAGCGCCTCCTCATTCGAGATGGATGCGGGGTTTTCCATTGAACGTGTCAAAGCGGGTAACGGTCAGGTTCTTACCGTCGTAGTCGACACTGTCGTTTCGGCGTGGCTGGTAAAGCTCAGAGAAAACCACCAGCGAAGTACCTGTTCCCGACAATGGACCCATTTCCTCGAGCTGCTCGGCGGGAACAACGTCATAGCTGCTGCCATTGATGATCGCTGTCTTTCCCATCTTTTTTATGGTGGCCGCGTCCATGCGCGCCGCCATCCGGTCAAATGGGTTAGGCATTGATCTTAACTTCAACAACGGTGGTGCTTGCCCCTGCATCTTCCCAGGCGATGCCCGCGGCAACGGCGTCCGTTTCTTCGATCGTGATTTTGCCGTCCTTCAGATATACCTGCGCCCCGGCAGTAACCGCATCTGCGGAAACTTTTGGCAGGAGGAAAACACCCTCAGTAAAACCGTCCCCGGTATCGCCAGTCGGAATATCGGTAATTGCCACCGCGATAAGTTTTCCAACAACAACCGGGTCACCGCTGTGAACATCGGTTGCACCACTGTTTACCAGAGGGATCGTTTTCCCGTCCTGCGCATAGTTCTTAGCCATAACTTCTCCATTCAGCCCCTTGCGGGGCTGGTTTCAGGTATAAAAAAAGCCCTTACGGGCGTCTGTTTGTCAGGACTGTTTTTTTACTGACCAGAGGATTTGGTCATGCCGCGATAGTCCAGCGGCGCCACACCGGCATCAATACGCACTTTCGTGGCGATACCATCAGTGGTGAAGCCTTCCTGCTGATCGATGTATGGCGTGTCGACGCCGTTGAGATAAGCGACCTCAATGGTGTCGGTGCCCTTCGCGGCAGCCAGATACCAGGCTTTCGCATCAGCTTCATCCAGGCGTGGTTCGGCAATGACTTCTGCAAAGTTCTGGATAGGGTTAACGATCCCGGCATTGATGTCTGCACCTTTAACACTGGCCGACTTGATGGTCTGATTTGCCAGAGTTTCCAGGGCGACGGGCACCAGCATGTAGGCCGGACGGATATTCAGGGTTCGCTCCCCCTCCTTCTGCAGACGCATCAGCTTGCGCGATTCGTCCAGGCTGGCCACAGAAATTGCGCCCGCGCTCAGGTTCTTATGATCGGCATGGAACAGCGCCTTTCCGTCTGAGAGTTTCGGGTTTTTGGTCAGAATGGCGTAAACCAGATCGCCAATCGTTGCTTTCGCCGCGCGCCCCATCTTCATCGGTACGTCGGTAAGCTGGTTCAGATCGTCGTTGATGATCGCCTGGCGGGTTACTGAGAAGATTTCACCATACGTGGCAAGCGCGATGGTTTCGCCTTTGTCACTGGTAGTAATGTACTTGTACTCCGCCCCTTCGCGAACTTTTCGCAGAGAAGGGAAACCACCCATACCGACACGATGCGCAGTTTTGAAGTCTGACAGCTGGCCTTTTTTGGTCCACTGCTCGAAGGTTTCCTGCGCCTCGTCCCAGCCCTGAATCAGCGCTTTGTTCGCAACATCGAGCAGAATGTTGCCAAAGTCAGATGTGCTGTGGGTGAGCGCCAGGCCAACCATCTGCATCGGGTTGTAGCTGGCCACGCCGATACCTTTTTCTGTCAGGGCCATACGCGCATACTCGCGCAGCGTCATACCGTTATAAACGTTATCCCGCTCCTGACCTTCGAACCCGGCACGCGCCATCAGTGCCTGGCGAATACCATCCGCGACGAAGTTACCGTTGCCCGCATGAATATGCGGCTGGGTGGTTTTATTGGACGGCGTGGCCGTTTTTCCGAGTTCTGCCAGCAGCAAATCTTTCGCCTTATCGACGGAACAATCAGGGTCGGCCACACACTGATTCTGCAGTTCGATGTGCTTATTGCCGAACATGGCAAAGAGATCGCCGATAGCGTTAACACGGGCTTTCTGCTCAGCCATCACCTGCGCGCGGATCGCATTTTCATCCGGTGCCGGGTCTGTTTTTGCCTGCGGTGCCAGAGGCTGGGTAATAACCGGGTCACGCTGAGTAGTGTTGCGCGGCGGGGTGATCATGTTGCGAATGCTTTTTGGCATTTTTTCAAATTCCTCAATACGTTTTGAATGAATACAGGCCATAGCCTGAAGGGATGGTGTCACCTGGTCGGCAAAACCCAGTTCAAGGCACTCGCTGCCGTTCATCCAGGTTTCGTCCTCCAGCATTGCCGCAATTTCTTCGATGGATTTTCCGGTTTTCTGCGCATAAGCCGGGATAAGAACAGATTCAACCTTGTCGAGAAGATCCGCATAGTCGCGCATATCGCTCGCGTCACCACCAGCAAACCCCCAGGGCTTATGGATCATCATCATCGTGTTTTCAGGCATGATGACCGGATTGCCTACCATCGCAATCACTGAGGCCATGGAGGCCGCCAGACCGTCGATATGCACGGTAATCGCCGCACCGTGGTGCTTCAGCGCGTTATAGATAGCAATACCGTCGAAGACATCACCTCCGGGCGAGTTGATATAAAGGTTGATGTGGGTGAGGTCCCCAAGTGCCCGGAGATCATTGACGAACTGTTTCGCCGTTACGCCCCAGTACCCAATTTCGTCATAAATAAAAATGTCGGCCTCGCTGTTATTGCTGGCCTGCATGCGGAACCACGAATTACTTTTTACGCTGGCTTTCGGACGGTGGCGCGCCCGGTTCATTGGCTTCGGCACTAATGCCTCCTTTATCATTGGCGGGGTCGGTGTCAAACACCAGGCCCTGTTCTCGGTTCTCGTCAACCTCCGCTTTACGGCGTGACTTAACATCATCCGGGTTGCGACCACTGGCACGGATCCAGTCGGATTCAGTGGCGGCACCGCCGCGGATCTGTGTTTTCCAGGCATTCGCTTCTTTAACGGGGTCAATCCACGGCATAACTGGCCCCGAATAAACCGCGTTATACAGCGAGTCCATATCGACGCCTCTCGGCAGCTTGATTTCTCCGGCAGCAATAGCCATCTTCAGCCAGGCCCGGTACATGGGCCGGGTCACTGAACCGATGAACCAGTCCTGAAGAATCAGATATCCGTCGGTTGACTCGACAAGCTCCTGCCGCTGGGCACTGTACGTTCCGTTGTAGTTTCTGGATGTGCTGGAAAAGCTGAGGCGACTACCGGCGGACACGGCTCGCAGCTGTCCGTTACGAAACGACTCGAGGTTAGGGTTCGGGCGATCGGATTTAATCATCCCGATTTCTTCCCCGGCCTGCAGCTCGTCATAGAGCATACCGGGCTGAATCATCAGCTCGCGGTCATCGCTGCTGGAATCAGACTCGAAGCTCTGTCCGTCGCCTTTTTTGATATACATGCCGAGTGCGGCAGCAATTCTGGCAGCGGTAAGCTCCGAGTCCTCGTACTCTTTCAGCGCGCTCAGACGCATCAGAACGCCTGACAAAAGAGACGTTCCGCGGGTCTGGTGCAGGCGTCGTGTGAATTTGAGATGCAGCATGTTCTCTGCATCTATCTCTTTGGTATCAAACTGACGCCCGGATACTGGCAGGCTTTTATAGACCTGATATTTTTTCGGGCGCCCCCAGTTATCGACAAAAACGCCCTGATTGAGCTGGGTGGCGGCATCGCTGTTCATCGGCACGAAGTCCGGCTCCAGCGCTTCCAGCCAGAATGGCACGCCAGCAACCGGCTGAAGACCATTTCCGGTACCGCGAACCAGTTGAGCAAATACCTCACCGTCCCGGAGCCACGTTCGCAACATCAGCCGCTCCAGCATGGGGCGGGTAAACTGGGTTGTGACATCTGGTCTTACGGACCATTCGCCCCACTTTTTGCGGATATCAGTGGCCAGCTTTTTAGCGATCTTCCCGTTACTCAGCATCGGATGCGGTTCAACTATGATGCCCTTCGCACCCACTACCCTTTCTTCCAGCTTGTCGAAAACGCCGATCACCAGATCGTGGTTGTTGTCCAGCCACCGCGCCTGCTGCCTCAGTGAAACCGCCCCCATCTGGCTGAGCTGATCGGCTGAGCGATTTTCCTTCTGTGCTTTGTGTGTACGCGTTTGCTTTACCGCCTCATACGCCTTAATAACCGCACGGGCACGCAGACGTGAGGCCTTCCAGCCTGGTGAAAACAGGCCAATCGCATCATCTAAAAAACTCATCCAAACCTCGCCAGCCTGTAGCCGTTTCGCCCGCGGCGTTTGTTATTGAGCGTTGCCAGTCGTCGCTCCCATTCCTGACGGCCTTTTCTGATTTCCGACAGGTTTTCGAGCGTCATCTGCTGCCCGTTGAAAGTGATTGATTTCCCCTCCAGAACAGACAGCTCGGCTGCAGCGTAGCGGTCGATCATGTTTTGAATATCTGCTGGATTCACACCCAACCTCCTGACGAAGACCACGGATTAGCCTGCTCGGTTACGGGCTTCTCACGTTTTGGTTTTGATTTAGATTTCGGCGCAGACGGCGGGGATGGCATTTCGCCAGTTTCCGTCTGCGTGTCCTCGATCCACGTTTCCCGCCGTGCCCACTCAGGAGCTGACGGCCATTTGATTTTTTCGTAACCACTAAGAATGGCGAGCGCGTCTGCATAAACGAGCAGGTCAAATGCTTCGTTTGCGCCCCTGCCGGGCTTACTCCATTTCCCTTCATTCGAGCGTTCCTCATACGTCAGTTCGTCATAGAACCAGGTGCCCAGCCAGGCGGGGAAATGTACATAGCCAGGGCCAGGTGAATCACGCCACAGTGCATTATTCACCCGGTCCTTGAGGGCATCGGTCTGGAGAAGATAAAGAGGCACATCCCCCGTGGCCTGTGCGCGGCGTGTTGATCTGCCCGTGTTGTCGGGAAACGTTCGCTGGATCAGTTTGCTACGCCGGACGCTGTCACCCTTGAAGAGATAGATACGCTTACCCAGTCCCTCACGACGACATTTGCGCCAAAACTTATAGGCATTATCTGTCACACCGTCTTCGCCCCCTGAGTCCACAGCCATAGACATAAGCCGCATGCCCTTTAATGGGTCAGACGCGAGAGGCCACGTTTTATCAAAGACGTCGGTGAGTAAAAGATCCCAGTCCTCCGGATAGCTTGCTGGATCCACCTGAATGCTTTCCCCGTTGCCATCGCAGCGCAATGAATGCCGGATGTTGTAACGGTCAACAATCCAGCGCTCTCCCATACTTCCATAACCCGTGATCTGCACAACAAAACGCCGATTACGTCCGGCCTGTACGTCAACGGTGGCTGTGAGAAACTGCACGCCATCCGGTACCGAACGTTTTGGGACATCTTCTGCACGTTGCTCGAGCAATTCACTTTTGCGCTGCTCCATGCTGGCCCGTGGCAAATAAGGCCTGCCGAAATCGGTGTTAATAACCGTTTTCAGGGTTTCCTCGCTGCGGGTGGATTCATATTCCTGCTCAGCCGTCAGGAATTTATAAATAAGCTGCGCCCAGGTCTGGTAAGCAGCTGCAGGACCTTCCATCCAGAAGGAAGCAATACGGGAACGACGGCCTTCACCGCTTATCCGGCCTGTGCTGTCGATACTCTGACCATCACGGAGCCAGACGCATTTCATATTGAGGCTGCGCTTCATTTCTGCGGTGATCCGGCCAGCGCAGGCCGGGCACTTAATAAACGCCGCTTCGCTAGCCAGTACCGGATCGCTGGTGTCGCGATATCCTGTCATGTTGTCCATTTCTGGCTGGAAGTACTCGCCGCAATGTGGACATGGCCAGTAAAGCCGACGGCGGTCGCCACGGTTATAAAGCGATAAAATTCCGGTAGTCGGTGGCGCTTCATGGGGCGTGGTACGCCTCCATTTTGTGTCTCTGATATCCCTTCCGGGTGAGCTTTCCACCAGCGTCATTCCTGATGACATGAATGTGGTGGTACGCTTCGACGCCAGTGAGAAAGCATCCCCCTCCCCGTCGATGTCTTCCGGAAAACGATCGTAATCCGTGAGCGCCACGCTTTTATAGTCTGAGGACGACATGATATTGACGGATGGCCAGCCCAGTTTCAGGTAGTTACCGGCGCGGAATGTACGATCGTAGACATTGTTATCGTTACGTCTTGGACTCAGCCGCTTTTTAACTTCTGGACTACAGCGAAAAGTACGGTCAAGACGCTTTTTCGAGTGCTCGCGCGCTTTTTCCTCAGAGACCTGAATGACCAACATATCAGCCGGATCGCAAACGACGTTATAGACAATCCAGCCATCAATCAGGCCAATGGTTTTACCTGTTCGCGCCGGGCCGACAAATACCACGGCGTCATATTGTCGTGATGCAAGGCAGTTCATCGGTTCAATAACATAGGGAGCCAGATCAGGATCCCAGGGCACTGAGTTACCCGCCCCCATCGGCACACGCATATACGTGCTGACCGCATCGGCCACCTCCATTCGCCGCGGCGCGCGAAGAATGCCGGAAACATCGCGGCGAATACCACATGCCGATGCACGCTTTGCCATTACTCCTCCTCGGTATCGGCCTCCTCTTGTTCAGCATCGTGGACTTTCTGAGCCATCTGATCACGCAAATCGTCAATCACACTCTGGACGCGCGACACCGCCGCCGGTGACAACGCACAGTCGCGTTCAAGAATGTCAGGAAGGGTTTCAAGTACCATGACGACGGCTTTTGCCATAAGTGAAAATTCTCGAGCCACCTCATCAGCGGGAATTAATTGCCCCGTGTCCTGTTCGAACTTGAGTCGTTCATTCTCTGCCTTCCAGTGCGCCAGCCTGTCGGACGGCTGCATATCTTCCAGGTCGGAGGAAACCGTTGGGATCATCAGTTCAGTAAGGATATCGGTGATTAGGTAAAGCTTTAGCTTGCTGTTACTGCCCGCGGCCGGTTCGATATTTTTAAGCCTGGCGGCCACTGTCTGGCGGTGTACGTCGGTGATGGCAGCCAGTTGGTTTATATTCAGTTTGAGAGATGCGATTTCCTGATCCATGATGGTGAACACTTTTTAAACGATTCGACATCTTAGAAAAATGGCCCCTATATAAAACAAAGACCTACCCTCATGATGATGATGGCCATGGATCCGAAAAACTAGCCGATTCCCGCGAGCGCGCCGCCCCGTGGTAGGCCACCCCGCCGGGAGGACCCATTAAATGAGAACGCATATCACTCGCGATATTTATCCCCGCAAGGGGATATTTTTCGTTTATCCCCTTGCGGGGATATTTACTGGCCTGAGTTTTTGACCGAGTTGTAAATCCTTTCACAGGTCATTCCAGCCCGGTAGCTTTCATCAGATCGGTCAGCATAGTATTTAGCTTCTTCTGCAATGCTTCCGAGCATGTCGGCGAGCATTGCGGCGTTAGCGCTGGTTGTTTTGCTTCCAACGGTAGCGGCAAGACCTGAGGTGTGCTTTGCGGCGTCCAGGTTGGTAGCAAGTTTTGTTGCTTCGGTGCGCAGCTGGTTAACAGTGGCAGACAGACCAGCAGCAATCGCAGCCGCTTTTGCAGCCTGTGCTTGTGCATCTTTAACAGCCTCATCACGAGCGATTACTCGCCCTTGTTCAATCATACGGGCAGCCGTTTGAGCGTTCTCAGCCTGGGAGGACTCTTCACTATCACGATCCGCCCATTTCTTTTCCCATGCTCGTTCCGTCCACATACTGCCCGCAGCGAAGGAAGCAATGAGCAGAGCAGCAACCGTGGCGGTTTTCCACCAGGTCTTGATGAGTGCGCTGATCACTGGTCTAACCCCCAGCACGCAAGCGCGCTCTCCTGGTCCCGTCTCTCCACCTGACCATAACACCCATTCTTCAGGCCTTTGGTGAGGCGGCAATCACGTCCTCCGTCCATAATCCACCAGCGGATTGCTTCGCATGCCCCTTTGCGATCGCCTGCGTTAATGCGCTTATAAAAGGTCGAAGGGAAGCATTTACCGGGGCCAATGTTGTACGGGCAAAAGGAAGCAATACCAACCTTTTGTGGTTCTGTCAGAGGCACTTTGATATTGCGATCCACCCAGGCTAATGCCTTATCGCGTTCAATAGCGTTAACCGTGCGGCATTGTTCCTCAGTGGCCGTCATACCTTTAACAACACGCCTGCCATCGATGACGGTCACACCGTGACATAATGACCAGACCCCACCCGGATCCATTACGGCCACCAGCGCATTGCCTTCTTTCTCACTGATGAACTGGTCGAAAATGAGTGGAGCGGACGCACCTGACGCGATTAGCGCCAGCACTGCTGCGCTGAGTTTTGACTTATTCGACATCACTCACCTCGCGCAGCTTTGCGGCGATCCGCTTTGATTTGGAAGTACAGACTCGTCAACCACGTCAGCAAACCAAACATGAGGCTACCTAACACACCAATGGCCGCCCATTGTGATGGGGAGACTTTATCGAGGAGCTGAAGCAGCCAGTATCCGGTCCCCC